CAAGTGGCGGGGTGTTAGTCGCCGCTGGCGGGGTCGGCCGGCGAAGTGGTCTTCGTCACCGTCGTTGTTTCCGTCACCGTGCCCGGCGGCGCTTCGTGCGCCGCCTTGAGGTCGTGCACGTCATTCACGAGCTGCACCGCCGATGAGACGCCATGCTCGAGCGTCGCCTTCGTCGCGGCGATCGTGGTCGGCGATACACCCTTGGCTTCCATGCCGTCCGTGACGCCCTTGACGACGGCCGCGAGCTTCTCGGCGCCGGTGCCGGGGCCGAGCGCCGTTTCGGCGTCGACGACGGTGTTGGTGATGCCGTGCACCGCTTCCGCGGGAACACCGGCCGCAATCAGCGCGGTCGGCAGGATCAGGCGCGCGATCCCGATCCACTTCAGTACGTTGTCCATCTTCCCCATGTAACCTCCGCGCGTAGTCTAGCGCAGTCGCGGCACGATCGGATCGTGACCGACTATACCGAACGCATTGAGCAGCAGCGCGATCGACACGAGCACGACCACGAACCAAATCAGGTTGTCGATTTGCGCGGGATGTCCCGGCGCCAGTGCGTAGACCGCGTAGACCGCCACCCATCCAATCAGCACGACGACGACGATCCCGACGAATAATTCGATCACACCCACATTGCTACCCGCCTTTCACGCTTCCGCCATCACAGTACCCCGCCGTCGCGGGGGCGAGGGCTGCAAGTTGATTGCCGTACGACACCTGATGGGCTTCGTTCCAGCCCGGCCAGTGCTGGTACACCGGCCACGCGCATTGTTCGAAGCGCACATTCAGCAGCCCTTCTTCGCCGAGCCGGTGCGCGGTGTCCTCGAGGCCGGCGCCGGTGCCGACTGGATCGCCGGTGATCGGATCGCGGTCGTAGCCTGAGTCCTGCGACAGCAGGCCGAGCACGCCGTACTGGTCGCGCACGTAGCGCCATGACGCCCGTTCGTCTGGATAGCCGGGCGCCCCATGTCCGGCGGTGAAGTGCAGATACAGGTCGGCATTCGGCGCGGCCGCGCGGGTGTTCACGATCGCGTCGATGATGCGGCCGGTGTACGTGCCGTTCGGCTGGCGTTCGGCGACGCCGAGCGGCCCGTTCATCTCCCACATCGGAAAACAGATCGGAATCAGGTCCGCGTTCGCGGTGAAGCTCGAGAACGGCACCGTCGAGCCGCCGTCGGCATCGTCGCAGGCCGACACGACCGGGATGATGTCGTCGGTCAGGAGCTCGAGCAGGTCGCGCCGTACGCGCGCTGAATCGTCGGCTAGATAACCGTAGTCCTCGTGATAAATCCAGCCGGCGCAGTCGTACGGCCAGAACCGATACTGGCGCACCTGCCGGAACTCGCGGCGCATCTCGCGGCGCAGGCCGGCATCGTCATAGCAGCCGTACGCCGGCGTCCACAGCCGGCGCCGGTCGCCGCCGAAAATCGTATGCGGCCATGCCGCGGTCGGAAACAGGTCAGGGATACAGAACACCCCGCGCCAGTCGCGACGATTCGGCGGCCAGGGGGGCACCCCGCCGCCGAACAGCAGCAGATTGGCGGCCGTCGTCACGCGCCCACCATCTTGTAGCCGCGCGGCACGCCGAGCGTGCGTTCGGTCGCCGACCGATAGACCAAGAAGCCATCAATCACCGTGGCTTGCGTCCACGGTGAATCCCAATTGGGATCGCCGGGCGGCACCGTCCGTGTCTGTGAGCCGTCCGGTTCGACGACGATCGTCGAGCCGTCCTCGTTGACGCTGAGGGTTTTGCCGGGCGCGGCGGTCGAGGGGACGAAGGTGCACGGCACCAAGGTCGCCGGCGAATTCAGGTCGATGCGGTACGCTGCCATCAGTGCGCCTCGTAAACGTGAATGACGGGGAGTAGCCCGTTTCCGAACAGTTCTGAGATGTAAATCCGGCCGGTCGCGGGATCATAGGCCGCGCCGCCGATCGACGCATTCGGGCCGAGGTTGGGCACGGTGAGCATGGTATACGGCTTGATGTCCCACGGAGCTTTCGTGCCGGCCGCCACCGCGGCGAGGTCGTTCGCGTCGAAGCCCCACCATGATGGGTTGTAGGGGTAGCCGTGCACGCCCTTGCTGCCGTTGGTCGGGTCGTAGCAGGAGCCGGACGGCGGCGGGGTCGTCGGTGAGCCGGGGCCGTAGCAGAACGTCGTGCCGTGGCGACCGAAGAACAGCACCGAGTCGAAGTTCGCCGGCATCGCGATGCCCGTCACCGTGTCGGAGCCGCCGAAGTATTGATTGGCCTGACTCCACGGTCCAAGGTTCTGGTGCGCGTCGGGATAGCCCACAAGCTCGATGGCGCCCGGCGACGCGACCGCGGCCGGATCGAACGCCGCCGTCGACGGGCCGTAGGATGTTCGCGAGATGATGCCGAGACAGGCATTGCCGGTGAAGGCGCGGCCGCGGAACTTCCCCTGCCAGGCCGCCGGCACATCGCCCATGTAGCCCGAATAGAAGCCCGCGCCGAGCGGGCCCACCCGATACGGCCCGACCACCGTCGCCGGCGCACTCGAGAGCAGCAGCGGCCGCCGGAAGTGCGAGACGACCTGGGAGCCGGTCGCATCGTAGTAATCGTACGCGCTGACCACGAGCGAATCGCCGTCGACGAACGCGCCGCCGATGTTCTTCTGATTGACCGAGCCCGGGTTGATGTCGCTGATGCGCCCGCCGCACGGATCCACCGGCGGCTGGATCGACTTCGCGGTCGCGCCGAAGGCCGGGATCGAGATTTCCCCGAGCGTGTGCGCGTTCACGAAGCCGGCGATGAACAACGACTGGTGCGCGGCGCAGAAGGCGAGCCGGCCCTGCGCGTAAGCATAGCCGCCGGCGTCGGGTCCGATGATGTTCGGCACCTGGAACGAGCCGAGGTGCACGAGGGACGTGACGCGCGTGCCGGGCGTCGGCGGCGCGAGCTGGTAGGTCGCCTCGACCTGCACACCCATCGCCGGCATCGTCACCGACGTTGACGGGGCGGTGGGCGCCGCGACCGGGCCGGTCCACCCCTTGAACACCTGCCCGGGCCCGGGCGGAAGCGCGACCACTGGCACCACCGTACCCGCCGGATAGTTCCCGCTGCCGCTGCCCGACATGACGACCAAGGTGTACTGCGTCACCGGCGGCGGCACGATGCCAGCCTTCGCTTGTTCGATGAGACTGTCGGCGGTGGTGAGGTCCGCGTTGGCGGCGGTGAGGTGGGCGCGGGCGTCGGCGATTTGGTTCTGTGCGGCGGTGAGCAGTTCGGTCGGCGTCGGCATGAAAGCTCCTGTTTACACGCGGGTGGCAGTGTCAACCACCGGCGGCCAGATACTACCCTTCTTCGGCTGGATGTGGAAATGGCGCGCGGTCGCATCAGGGTTCACATACGCGATCGGTTGTAACTGCGGTTCAGTCGGCCGCGTCGGACACTCGAACAGCACCGTGAATGCCGGGCCAAGTACCTGCTCGAGATAGGTCTTGAGTTGTCCAATCAGGAGCGTCGAGAGGTTCGCGACCGAGACGTCGAACGCGAGGCCGTGTTTGTGGGGATCGTCTGGGCCACTGTGCGGGCCATCGGTGCCCGAGGTGATTTCGAGATTCGTGCGGCAGACTTGCGCGGCCCGATCGAGCACGCCGAGAATGCGCGTGCCGGCCGACGTCGGCACGTCCCATCGGGCGGTCAGTTTCCAGGTAACGACGTACACCGGCTATTTTTTCTCGCGCTCGAAGGCGCCTGTCTGTTCCGGCGTCGGGGGCGGCGTGCAGTCTGCCAGCGGGCGGCCGGCGAGAATCGCGAGATTCCGACAGGAAATTTCTTGGTAGTACCCGCTCCTGAAGACGTGATCGTGCATGTCGGCCTGAATGTGGTCGAGCCGGACCAGGACAATCGAGGCAATGAAGTAGATCAGCGCCGCCGCGATGCCGGCCGCGAAGCCGTACCGATCGAAGATGCGAGCAAACCGATTGACCGGGTTCAGATTGTCGTTCAACCGGCGACCTAAATTGTCAGCGATACGAAGCGGATCGGACATACCACAACGTAGCAGGTTATCAGAACGGCACGCCACTACATTTTGGGGGGCCAAGAAGTTGGCCGGTCGTGATTGAATCCCGACACCGATGGATGGTTCTGAATCGCCGGTGTTGCTCGAAGAAATTCGGCGCCTCGAGCGGCTGTACGATGACCTGCTCGAACTCGTGGTCGACCAGGCGTTTCGGTCGGCGGTGTTTCAAACGCTGATGACGGACAAGTTTCGCGAGATCGCCGCCCTGCGGGAAACGAATCACCGGCTGCGCGAGGAACTTCGCCGATACACCGCGTCGAAAGTCGGGTAGACTCCGTTTTTCGCCGGGCACCCATGCGTGGTCTTTGCCGGTCGGTGCTTGACCCACCGCCCGGGCCCGGCGAGCTTCTTCACTCGGTCAAGGGGTGAGCGTTGGCACTCGTTCTCAGGTCCGACCAGGTTAACGTGCTCGCTGAAGCGCGTCGCCATATGAAACGCGGCGTCCGTCGCGTACTGATTCAGGCGCCTACGGGTTTCGGCAAAACGTGCCTGACCGCCCACATGCTCGCGCAGGCGACCGGCAAGGGGATGCGCGCGTGGTTCCTCGTGCACCGCGTCGAGCTGCTCGAACAGTCGGTCGACACCTTCGTCGAGGCCGCCGACATCCACACTGGCGTCATCGCCGCCGGCTTCCCCTCGACACCGATCGCCCCTGTTCAAGTCTGCTCGATCGGTTCCCTCGCGCGACGCCTCGAGCAGTACGCGCCGCCCGATCTCGTGGTGTTCGACGAGTGCCACCACATCGCGTCCGAGAGCTGGTCGAAGCTGGCGGCCGCGCTGCCGGGCGCGTTCCATATTGGACTGACCGCGACGCCGCAACGCCTCGACCGGCAAGGGCTGAAACGCTACTTCGACGAGCTTGTCATCGGCCCGACCACCGCGGAGTTGATCGCCGCCGGCCACCTCTGCCCGTACGTGCTGTATGCGCCGACCGCGGACGGTCCCACGCTCGACGGGGTGAAGACGACGGCCGGCGATTTCAACAAGTCACAGCTCGCCAAGGTCATGGACGGGTCGACGATCGTCGGGGATGCGGTCGAATCGTACGTGACGGCGTGCACGCCGGCGACGCGCGCGCTAGTCTTCGTCTGGTCGATCGACGCCTCGAAGAAACTCGCCCAACGGTTCCGCGACGACGGTATCGTCGCCGAGCACCTCGATGGCGACACGCCGGCCGGCGACCGCAAGCGCATCATGGCCGCGTTCCGCGCCGGCGACGTGAAGGTGATTTGCAACGTCGACCTATTCGGCGAGGGGCTCGACGTGCCCGGCGTCGACGCCGTGTTCCTGCTGCGCCCCACACAGTCGCTCTCGCTGTATCTCCAACAGGTCGGACGCGGGCTGCGCATGTCACCCGGCAAAGAGTCGGTGAAGATTTTCGACCATGCCGGCAATTGGGCGCGGCATGGGCTACCGGACGCGCCGCGGGTCTGGTCGCTTGAGGACACGCCGAAGAAGAAGAAAAAGGAACCGAGCGGCCGCCGGTGCCTGAAGTGTCACGCTGTCTCGCCGCCGGGCGCGTCGACATGCGTCGCGTGTGGTGAGGAATTTTTCAAGAAGCCGCGGCAGGTGAAGCAGGCGCGCGGCGTGCTCGAGGAATGGCGCGCGATGTCGCACGCGGCCGCGCCGGTCGAAACAGGACTCGGCGTCGCCGAGGCTGCGCTGCGAAAGCCGGAACGGTCGCGGACACTGCGCGAGTGGCGTGCGATCGCCCGGCAACGCGGGTTCAAACCGGGGTGGGCGTACTATCGCTTCCGCGATGAGCAAATGAAAGTGTTCACGAAAAGAGAACAGGTATGAGTACTGAGACGCCCAAGGGCTCGCTGGAACGGCTGATGAAGGAATGGGATGCCGAAGTCCGCGAGCACGGCATCTGGACAAGCGGGCACAGCATCGCCGCCAAGATTGTCGCCGCCCTCCGTGCGTCCGAGGGGCCGCGAGAGCATGACCGTTGCACGTGCGGGCATCAGCGCGAGCCACATCATGTATGGGGCCAATGCCACGGCACGTTCGGTGAGAATGCGCGCCACTGTAAATGCACAAAGTTCGTGCTGAATGAAAATGTGGCCGAGGGGCGGCAGGGCACGGCGGCCGCGCAGGAAGGATCGCAATGACCGAAGGTGAACTGCTCCCGCGGCTGCTCATCGAAGGCTCGAAGATCGGCCTGCGCATCTTCCGCAACCAGACCGGCAAGTACGAACTGAAAGATGGCCGTTGGCTATCGAGTGGGCTCTGCGAAGGGAGTTCCGATCTCATCGGCTACGTGCCGGTGACGATCACGCCGGCGATGGTGGGGCGCCGTGTCGCGGTGTTCGTCGCGGTCGAGGCGAAGGGGACAACCGGGCGCACGACGAAGGCACGCGCGGAGAAACAAACGCTGTTCCTCGACGTCGTGCGCGCGGCCGGCGCGTTCGGGGCGCAGGTGCGATCGTGCGACGAGCTGCGGGACGCCTTTGCCGACTGGTTGGCAGGCCGATGATGGACGATACGTGGTACACCGATCACAACATCTGCGCGGTCGTTTCTGGACGCTACCGCTGCGATCGCGAGAAGGGTCACAGTGGAGAACATCGAGGCTATAACCTCTTCATTGATGAATCTGTATTTTGGTCGGATGCTCCATTGGTAAGCAACTCCGCGCAACCCTGCGGGTGCGACGCCGGCGCGAACTACAAGTGCGAGCAGCACCGGTGAGCAAGACCACCACCGGGTCGACGTCCAGCGCGCCGCGGCTGCCGGCCGACGTCGTGCTCCCGCCGCCAGGCTCGCAGCAGGAACGCTTCGAGACGGTCGCGGACGCCCAGGACGCGAAGCAGCTCGCGGCGACGTTCCGTCTTCAGGTCGACCAACACAGCCGCGCCAAAAGCACGCTGTCGAACATCATCGAAGCGATCGCGAACTCCGACCTGTGGCGCGGGCACGTCTGGTACGACGAGTTCCTCGACCGCATCTTGATCCGCGACGGTGCCGTGCGCGAGTGGTCGGACTACGACGACGTGCGCGGCGCCGCCTTCCTGCAACGCTACCTGTTGATGGACAAGGTGTCGCCGACGATGATGCACGCCGCGGTGTCGGCTTACTGCACCCGCGACGCGCGCAGGCATTGCGTGCGCGACTGGCTCGACACCCTCGAGTGGGACGGCACCGAGCGGATCGCGGCCGCCTTCGAGGACCATTGGGGCGTCGCCTGCGATGAGCACATGCCGGCCGATTACGTGCGCGCGGCGAGCGCGAACTTCCTGATTTCGATGGCCGCGCGGATCTATCGGCCCGGCTGTCAGGTCGACCACATGCCGGTATTCGAGGGGAAACAAGGGCGGGGGAAAACTTCCGCACTTCGCGTGTTAGGTGGGGAGTACTACGCGCAGCAGTCCGATTCCGTCTCAAGTAAGGATTTCTTTCAGACCTTGCCGGGGAAGTGGCTGCTCGAGATTGGCGAGCTCGACGCCTTCAGCCGCGCCGAAGTCACCCGGGTCAAGACGGTCATTAGCACATCGGTGGACCGATACCGCCCAAGTTACGGCCGCTCCGCGTCCGACCACCCGCGCCAATGTGTATTCGCCGGCACTACCAACAAGGACGATTGGGGCAACGACGAGACGGGGCTGCGGCGGTTTTGGCCGATTCGGTGCGGCGAGATCAACCTGAAGACGCTGGCCGATGCGCGGACGCAGTTGTTCGCCGAGGCGGTGCACCGTTTCAAGGCCGGCGCGACCTGGTGGGCGATGCCGACCGGGGCGACGCTCGATGTGCAGCAGACGCGCCAGCAAGAGGAAGCGTTGAGCGGCCTGATTTCGATGCACCTCGCCAGCCATGACCAGACGACCGTCTCGTATGTGCTGCTGACGGTCCTGAAGATCGAACCGGGCTCGATCAGAAAGCAACACGAGATGATGGCGGCCAAGGTGCTGAAGGGGTTAGGGTGGGAACGGTCGCCGAAGCGCAGCGAGGGTGGCTCGCGCGTGTGGCTGAATCCGAACGTGGTGCTGTGATGGACCGACGACAGTTTCTTGGAACGCTGATGGCGTCGATTGGCGCGCTGACGATTCAGCCGTCGTCGCTGCTATGGACGCCGCCGCCGGGCGTGCTCGACCTGCCGCCGTTGCGGGGCGACGCGCTGGTGACGTTGCAGCACATCACGTCGACAGTCGCGCGGCACCTCGAGCGGTTGTGGCAGCCCGGCGAGTCACTCGACGGCGACATGATAGGCCGCGGCGGGGTGACGTCGCTTCAGAACGTCGGGTGGGAATTACCCAATACCGTTGATGCGGAAGGCTTCACGGACGAGCGGTGTCGCCAGGTCGCGGAGTTACTCGCTGACCGCGCCGATTTTCACAAGCTCGCAAAGTCGGGTCGCTGGCCGAATCGACCGATCGCCGGTGCACAGTGGGCGGTGGCGCAGCGGCGCAACCTCTCAGTGCGCGGGTTGATTCATTACAACATCCAGACGGACAACGATTTTATTCGGTTCTCGATCTTGGGGGGCTGACGATGGCGCTGCTCGAGCTGAAAGGCGGGTTGATCGTGCGCGAGGATGCGTTCCAGTTGTATATGGCCCTCGAAGACCGCGGGCACCATCTTCGCGTGCAGGACGGCAAATTGATCGTGACGAACGGTCGCGAGCTGAAGCCGGCCGACACCGCGGCAATCAAGGCGATGCGGCTGCACCTGATTGCGCTGGCCGGCTATGTGGTGCCGGAATGATGGATCGCAAGACGGCGAGACGTTGCGTGATGGCGATCGGTGTCTACTTACATAGTCACGAGAGTCCGCGCGCAGCGAAAGACTTGCTTGAAGCGGTGTCGGTGCTCAGTGGCGGGGGTATCGGTTGGATGTCCGATTTGGCAGATGCTTCGTCTTCGTCCGCGCGAATTCCTCGAGCTGGCGCTGCGTCATTGACTTCCGCAGTTCCGCGGCCTTCTCGAACGTCGCGCCGTGCGCGGCGGCGGCCATGAGCCGCTGCTGAGACTTCGATTTTGCGGGCATCAGCGTTTCCCCTTCGGCCGTTCAGCCTTGTCGAGCGCCTCTTGTGCGGCCTCGAGCGCGCGTCGAGATTTCAGGAACTCATCATCGCCGATCGATTTTGCCCGATACAGCTTCACTTTCTCGTTGTAGTCCGCGAGCGCTGAGCGCCAGGCGTTGACTGCCGACTGTTGCGAGGGCGTCCGGTCTGGAACGTCGTTGAACATCGTCGGCGTCGCGGGTTCAGCCGTCGACGAACCGCCGCCGGTGAGACTGAAATTCCCGCCGCTCGCCTGCTGCGGCGCCTTGAACGTCGCGGTCGACCCTTTACCGGCGACGCCGGCGCCCGGGAGCCGCGGCTGCGCCTCGCCGGTGTCGAGTTTGTCGACGATCGGTTCCGCGGCGATCGCGTCGACGGCATCGGAGAACGCCGCGAAACCGTCGTCGACGTCGGGGCCAGGGTTCCCGCGGCCGGCGATGTCCCGTTCGGTGTGGTACACCAGGTCCGCGAGCGCGCGCGCCTTCCGTTCCGCCGCCGACTCGGCGCCCGTCCGCGCCGCTTTCTGCACGGCTTCGGTGAGGTCGTTGATGGTCTTGATCTGCTGAAATTTCCCGTCCTGCTTCAGCGCCTCGAGCATCCCATCGAGCGATAGGCCGCCGAATGGCACCTTCCGGGCGCCCTGGCCCATCGCGACGCGCTGCATGTTCATACGCTTCACGTCGGCGCTGTTCCGCGAGAGGTCGCGGAAGACGCCGCGGACGCCGTTTGCCGCGTCGCCGTCCTTGAACTCCTTCAGCCAGGCAATCTCGCCCTTCTGCGCACTCTCGGCGTTGACGGAGATGCCGCCGTACTTCGCGATGGCCTTGAGCAGCCCGGTGCCGGCTTCGTCCCCCGCGGCCGCGTCATGGTGCAGTTGTTCGATGCCCTGTAGATCCTCGACGAGCTTTGCGCGGATCTGCGCGGGCGAGTCCGGGTGGCCGGCCTCGACGTACCGCTGCGTCAGTGTATCGAGGGTTTCGTCCCGAAGACGTGCGGCAGCCTCGCGTGCTTCCCTGAAATGTACCCGCGGAGGGTTGTTGCGTGGCGCACCCGGTTCAGTGCCGACTCGAGGCTGTGCCCCTGTCGGCGCAGGTGTAGAAAGTGGCTGATTTGCTGATGGAGCAGCCGCGTCAGCGGACTTGAAGACCTTCGCATACACGCCTTTCACGGCCCGTACGAACGACGGGTCGTCCTTGGCCGGCACGCCGGCATCTGTCACCCATTTCGACGCCGCGGCTTCCGGCGGTAGGGGACGCGGCCATTGCGCATCAGCCGGGATCTGCGGACCCACGCGGTCGCCGCGCCGCACCTTGCCCTTGGCGTCGACGACGAAGGTCGGCGGTTTCGGGAGTCCCTCGCGCATCGCGGTGCCTTCGTACACGTCGACGGGCGCCGCGGCCGGTGTGGCGGCCGGCGCGGGCGGGAGCTCGCCGACGCCGCTGGTGGTGCCCCAGGGCCCGGTCTGCGGTTTCGGTCCCCACGGTTCGCCCGGCTTGCCGCCTTGATTCCACCAGGAGTTCGGCACGCCGTTCCGACGCCCCCATTGCTCCCAGGTTTCCCCGGGCCGGCGCGGTGGCGGCTGGCTGCCCCCGGGACGCGCGCCGCCGGCCGAGGGTCCAGACGGGCCCGCGCCGGCCGATGTCGCGCCAGGCGCCGCCTGTGGCCCGCCGGGTTGGCCTGTAGGGCCAGCGCCGCCCGGGGCCGCGCCAGCGGCTTGTGCCGGCCCGGCACCAGGAACGTGCGCCGGCATCATCGGAAAGCTCAGATTCGGCGCCGGCTTCATCAGCCGGAAGGCTTTCGCGACCGCTTCGTCAATGGTCAGCCGCCGGTTCAGCTGCTTGGAAACCACCTTGCCGCCGAGATATTTCGCGGCTGTCGTTTCCAGCGCATCTTTCGCGGCCTGTTTCAGCGGGCCCGGGGGCGCCGCGGTCGATCGGACCAGCGTGGTGCCCTTCCCCTCGACCTTTTCGGCGATTTGTTGGAGCTTGATGACGGCCGCCTGGTCCTGTCGGAACGCCTTCACGCCCGGTACGCCTTGCGAGGTCAGCCCCTCGTCGATGCCATTGCGCAGCGATGTGGCGAGCGCATCGAGCGCGGCATATGCCGGGTCGGTGGCGAGCATGTCGGTGCGGACGCGCCGCGCCGCCTGCGGGCCGAGCCGGTCGTTGAGCTGCTTGTTCACCGATGTCAGAATCTCCGCGGCATCGGGAATCGAGATCGGATCCGACACCAGCCGCGTGCCGACCACCTTGCCGTTCTGCACGATCGGTTCGTAGTGGCCGAGTTGCGGGTACAGCTTCAGCACCGTGCCCCGCCCCTGCTGCACGAAGCGGCTGCCCGGGCCGCCGCCCCCGATCGGGTTCGACGCGCCCGCGGTGGCGATGTCCCGCAGCGGTTCGGTCGGGATGTCGACGTGGCGGAAGTTCTGCGCGATGCCCTTGACGTGCTCGTCCATGTCGTGCGACGTCTGCCGAAGCCGCTGCGCGACCTCATCGCCGGACACGATCGGGTTCTCCGGTGTGTGGGACGTCCACAGCCGCGCGATGGCGGTGTGGTACTCCGGTTCCGTGATCTGGCCGGCCTTGCGAATGTTCAGCGCATCCGAGAGTTCGTTGAGCCCGACCTGATGCCGGCGGTTCGCGGTGATGTTCTTCACGAAGTCGCTGAAGGTGCTGCCCACCTCGGCTTCCGGCAACGGCAACACCGGCATCGGGCCCTTGCCCTCGGCAAATGCCTTCGTGCCGAACGGATCCTCGCGCTGCACTTCTTTCGGCCGCTCCGCGTTCGCCCCGAAGATCGTCCGTCGCACGACGTCAAGGATATTCATCGTCGTCAACGGCTTGTCGACGTAGCGGTCGCCAAGCTTCGGCGCACCGATCGTCTCCGCGTGCTGCCACGGACTGTGCGGGGTGTTTTCCTCGTCGATCGGCACGCGCACGCCGTTCACCATCGCGAAGTTCATCGCGCGGGTGCCGGCGGGCGGCGCGGGGGCCGGCAATCCCCAATTTGGATCTTTGGGATCAGTGACGACACCGGCGGCCGCGGGAGCCGCCGCGACCGGCAGCCCCCAATTCGGATCTTTGGGGTCGGTGACGATCTGGTCGCTCATCGCGGCTTCGTCAACGACCACTCACGGCCGTTCCAGTAGCGCGTTTCGGCGCCGACCGTACGCGCGGTGCCGATCACCGGTCCCGCCGGTGCCGCGGCCGCGGGCGGCGCGGTGGCATAGCCGGCCCGTTTCAGGATCGTGTCGAGGATCGGCTTGTTCTTGTCGTAGATCACCGGGATGTCGGCGCCGTGCGGGCCGAGCGCGACATCGCGCTGTTCCTCGGTCGAGTCGAGTTTTCCCTTGATCAGACTGACGAACTGCGCGAGCCCCTCGACCTGCTGCTGGTGTCCCAGGTTCGAGCCGAGTGATGCCTTCAGCGCGTCAATGTCGCCTTGGCTGCCGCCGGCGCCGCGCCACAGCCGCTCGATTTCTTTCATGAGCTGCGGCTGCACCGCCTCGAAGTTCGTCGCTTTGGTCGAGCCGAACTGTTTGCCCAGGCTGTTCTTCACCCAGTTCGCGATCGGGTACTCGGTGTTGCCTTCCTTCTCGATGAGTTCCGAGAGCACGCCGGCGTGCTGCACCGCGGTGTTCAGCGCGTTGATCGTCTTGCCGCCGGTGCCGTTCGGGGACGTGAGGTCCGCGCGCGCCTTATTCCGCGCGTTGTAATTCGTCGCGTCGAACGTCGGATCGTACTGCGTCACCAGCCGAATGAGGGGCTCGAGCCGGTAGCCGGCGACGCCGGTCGGCATCGCGCGGCGGCCTTCCGCATACGATTTGATTTCGGACGCGAGGTCCGGGCGCGTCTCCGACAATTTGTCGATGAAGGCTTGCCCGCTGAGTCCTTGGAGTCCCGCGATCGTATTCGCCGCCGCCACCCCTTGATACGGCGACGCGCCGCCGGTCGGCGCGGGCGGTGCCGCGGTGCCGCCAGTCGGCGCGGGCGCGGTGCCCCGTTCGCCCGGCACCGGGATCGGGGTCTGCGCGCCGTACATGCCGAGCGGGTCGAGGCTGAAGTTGTAGCGGCGTACATCGAGGTCGTACTGACGATCCGCGCGCCGCTTCGCATCGACCTGCGCGGGCGTCATGCCGAACTTCGCGGGGTTGTTCGCCTGGTAGCCGGTGAACCACGCCGACTGTTCCGGCGTGCGAAGTCCCGGCGGGATCGACTGGATGTTGATCGCCTTCGCTTCGATTTCTGCCGTGGTCGGCGGCTTCGGCGTGCCCGTCACCACCGTTTTCACGCTGCCGTCGGATTGCTGCACGACGCCCGTTCCGCCTTCAGGAATGACCGTGATCGGCTGCACCGGCTTGGTCAGCTTCGCATGGATGTCCTGAATCGTGGTGACGAGCTCCGGGTACTTGCTCTGCTGCGCCGCCGCGATGGCGGCCTTGTCGTCGAAGGTGTTCGGGTCGGCCTGGAATCCGGCCTCGATGATGCCCCGCAACGTCTGTTCTTTTTCCTGATTCTGAAGATACCCCGTCTGTGTGCGAGCTTCTCCCGCCGCCTGGCGCGTGTCCTCGTTCTGGCGCAGTCGGAGGGCTTCATTCTGGCGCGCGTTCTCCTGGTCGACGAGCGCCTTGCGTTCGCGGTCGACGATCATCTGCGCGGGAATCGCCGACGCCCCCGCCACCGTGTCCCCGATAATGGCGCCGCGCGCCAATTGCTTCCGCCCCGCGTTCTCCGCAAGGCGCGTCAGAATCTCCGCGTCACTCATAGCTGCGGCCCCGGCTTGTAGCTGTTTCCGGCGAGGTTCGCGCCCGGCCCGTACAGGTCGGTCAGGTGCGACCAGTAGTCATTCGCCGTGTTCCGGCGCGTGCTGATGTTGGTCAGGTAATCGGACAACGACTGCGAATTCGCATCGAGGAACGAACGATAGCGGTTTGCGAACCCGGCCTGCTGCTCGCCGAAATTCTGGTTGCGCGCGGCCAGGGCGCGGTTCTCGCTGTCGCTGAAGGCCCCGTAGTCGGCGACGTACTTCTCGTACGCATTCGAGTTGTCGCCGCTGGTCGCCGCGTTGTTCGCGCCGGTGATCGCGAGTCCCTGTCGCACGCTGTTGTCGTACTCGTTCGACGCGAACGTCTGCGCGGCTTCACCGGCCGCGCGCACGGTGCCGCCGTTCAGCACGGACCCCTGCGCGGCCGCGCTACGCTGGAACGCGCGGTCCTGCGCGTCGAGGCGCGCCATGTAGCCCGGTGTCGCTTTCAGTTCTTCGGCGGTCGGCGGGCGGTACTGCGCGAGCTTCGTGGCGGTCGGCGCGGTCTGGTCCCACGTCTTCGGGACGTAGGGCGCCATGTCGGGCGGGGGCGTCGGCGCGGGCCCGGCGCTGCCGGACACGTAGATGTCGGGGTACTTCCCCGCGAGCGGATCGCCGTAGTTGGTCGTCGCCGCGTTCGTCGGTCCCCCAGGACCATACGTTTGCGGCTGTTCGATTTGCGACAGCGACGGACCCGCGGGGGCTGGATTGCCGGCCGGTGCCGGCGCGGCGGGCTTGGGTGCCGCGGCCGCGTTGTCTTTGATGAGCAACTGTTCGACGGCCGCGAGGCCACCGGGATTGCCCCGGTGCGCGTTGATTTCTGCCTGCGTCGGGGCGCCGCGGCCGTACTTCGCGTACAGCGCGGTGAGCTGGTCGGTGAACGGATCGCTGGCCGGCGGCTGATTCTGGTCGAACCAATCGCCGCCGCCGCCGCCGGGATTGTCCATTTCAGCCATCAGGCCGCTGCTCCTACCAGCGTCGCGCCGCGCGCGATGTAGTGGTCAGCATCTTTCTTCGTCACCGTCCGCTGTGAGCCGTCGGGCGCCTGAATCGTCACCATCTCCGGTGCCGCGGGCTCCGCCGCCGGCGGGGTGCCGGCATCACGCGGAAGCGGCTGCGTGCCGTACTGCGCCGCCCCCTGCACGCCGCCGTAGCCCTTCCCCGCGCCATCGCCGATGCTGATGCGGTGCTCGTTCCAGTCCGCGCCGGTCGTGTCGAACCCGCCGTGTAGCGCGTTGATGCCGTACCAGTAATTCGGGTCGTCGCTGGAATTGTATTTCTTCAGGAGCGCATCGACCTTGGCTTTGTCTTCCGGCGCGAGCTTGTCGGCGTACTGCGTCGGATCCGACGAGGCGTTGCCGCCGCCGAGCGGCTGAATTGACGGGGCCGCGCCGCCGGGAAGTCCGAGCAGGGCCGCCATGCGCGAGCCGGCCGCGTTCCCCCGTTGCACGTAGGGCGCGATGTTGTTCTGAAAGTCGCCGTAGCGACCGGCTTCGCGCGCGATGTTCCCCGCGTCCTTTTCTTTCTCGTACGCCAGGGCTTCTTCGAGATACTTCTGCTGCGCGTCGCTCGCCTTGCCCGCGGCGATCGACTGGATGATGCCGCTGGCGATCGTGCCGGCGGTCGGCAGTCCGTAACGCAGCAGGTCGCTCGAGGTCGACGCGGCCGCGACCGGCGGCACGGCTTCCGGCGCGACGCCGGCGAAGTTCGTCACGACGCCGCCGGGCCCATAGGTCGCCGGCGGGATGCCGCCCGCGGCCGTCGGCGCCGCCGCACTGGCACCCGCGCCCGCCGCGGCCGGCGCCGCCGCACTCAGGCCAGTCGAGAGCGCCGCCGGCGCCGCCGCGTTGGACGCCGCCGCTGTGGCCGCGATGTTCTCAGCCGTCGAGGGTCCGAGCGCCGCGGTGCCGCCGCCGCCGATCGCGCCCGCCGCCGCGGGAATCGCCCAGGCCGCCGCCACCGGCCCGAACGCCAGCAGCGATCCCAAGGCGATGTCGCGGACGTTGTGCATCGGCCAGGAAACCACCCCGTTGTTGTCGATTTCCAGATTCGTCGGGTCGATGCCCTGCTGTTTCAGCAGCGAGAAGAATTGCTGTTGCTCGCCGTCCGACAGGTTCCGGCCGCCGTTGTGGCCCGACAGCCAGATTTGCACGGCCGGGCGCGACCGGATGAAGTCGTTGATGGTCCCCGAGGTGGTGGCGTTCTTCGCTTGCCATTCCGGGGTCGCCTGGTCTTCCGCGGGCGCCTGTGACCCTTGGTTGGGGTCGTTCGGATCGTAAGGCATCAGATCGTCACCCAATTCGTGCCGTCGAAGAACACCGGACCCACGACCAACCCGCCGCCGACGGCTGGCGCGAGATATGCGGGCGCGAGCAGGTTCGTACAGAACGCGAGATCCCCCTGCACACCCACCGGCAAGCCGAGCACAGTATAGCCCTTGAGCGTCACCGGGGCGACGAGTGTGCGCGTCGCGGCCGCCACGAAGGCCGTCGTCGCGATCGTCGTGTCCGCGTCGCCGGGCGAGGCGGTGGGCGCCTTCGGATCGCCGGTGAACGTCGGCGAGGCCAGCGGCGCGAGTAGGGCCAAGGCCGCGACGAGGCCGGTGATGTCGGCCTGTGGAATCGTGGTGACGGTCGAGGGCGTCGCGTTGCCGAGCGCCACCGCGATTTTCAGATAGCCGCTGACCAGCGCACCGAGGTTGCGTTCGTTCGACAACAGGGCTTCAGCGGTCGACACCCAGTACGAAGCGTCGGCCGGCGCCGAGCCGTCGGCAATCTGTGTCGTCGCCTGTAGGAACCACTCTTGCCACGGCAGGGCCATTTCGCCGTTCTTGTCGAGCAGCGCGACGTTGAACGGGGGCGGTTGGACGTTTGCGCTACTCATAGCGCCCCCGTTCCTGGCCGCGCTTTCATCCAGAGGCCCGGACCCCACACGCGCCGCACCGGGTCGCTCTGAAACACCTCGAGCACGAGCCGATCGGCCCGGGCGCGTCCGAGCTTGTACCACACCGCGCGCGTCTCGTATTCCCCCTGCGCGCCGAGCGTCGCCCACCCGATGAACAGGAACGTGTGCCCGCCGTCGTAGCTGACACGCAGCCCGACGACCGGATTGATGCCCTGACCAGCGATGAGGCCGACACCGGCCTGCATTCCAAGCTCGAGCCGATCGACGAACACCCACTGGTTCTCGGCCGAGAGATACGGCGCGCGGCGCATGCTGACGATGGTGCTGCCGTCTTCGGTGAACGCATCCATGTCGAGCTGGTAAATCTTCCCGTTGTACCAGTCGCCGCATAGCAGGATGCCCGGCGAGCAGATGCCGCGAACGCGCCACTTTTGATCTTGGCCGAGGTCTTCGTTGTACGACGACCGCTGGTGCCACTGTTGCTCGCGCGCGTCCCATCCCCACGACTCACCGGCGTCGCCGCCGCTTGGGCAGGTCCAGATCGCGAACGGATGGCCTTCCTGCTCGTAGATGGCGAGCTCGACGTCGGCCAGCGTCGGGTACTGCGCGATGGCGAAGGCGATCGCCGGCGTCGAAATCACCTGCGGCACATAGTCGGTCGCGCGGACCATGCGCCCTTTGCCCTCGTTGTCCTGCGCCATCCAGACCACGGACTCGCCTTGCACCGCGACCGCCCACATCGACACGACACCCTCTTGGAAGATGCTGCCCGGGTACGGCACGAACGGGTTGTCGGCGTCCCCGCTGTCGTAGTAGACCTGGCCGGTCTGCGAGCCGAGGATCCAGATGCGGTTGCGGAAGACCACGCCGCCGACGATGTTGTCCGAGGTGTTCGAGCGCGCGAAGAAATCGAGCGCGTCCCAGGTCGTGCCGTCCTCGAGGTTCGAGAACCACGTCCGCACGGAGTTGCGTTCGCCGAGGATGAAATAGCCGTCGATGAACAGCAGGAATGACGGCGCGTTGGTGAGCGGCAGGGCAATCGGCCCGCTGAGCACGTTGGTCAGCAAGTCGAAGATTTGGAGTTCGTTCGCGCTACGAATGGCGAGCTGCTCGCCGCCGCGGCCATTACTGGCGAAGAAGACGGGTTTCCCGTCGTCAGTGACGGAGCCGACCGGGGTCGCGACGGCCGGCGAGACGGTCGTGTCGTACTCGTACAGCACGGTGCCGTTGACGGACCAGGTGCGGCCGTCCTGCTGGAACATGCCGCGGCCCTTGCCGGTGACGGTGGTTTGCAGCGTGAGGCCGGGCGTGCCGTAGTAGTTGAATTTCTTCGCGTCGCCGGCGGATTCGACCGTCTCGAGGAAGACGTTGCGCGCGATCTCGTTATTGATGATCGGCGAGCGCGTCCGGTACGCCGGCCCGATGAAGCTCGCGACCAAAGGCATGGCTAAGTGTAGTTGAGCTTGCCCATGCGGAACGTGATGTCTGCCGCCGAGGCCGTGCCGTTCAACATCTTCATCGCGACCACTTGGTCGGCGGTCCAGTCGTCGGTCGATGTCGTAAAGGTCGCGGACATTTCAGCGGCGCCGCTCGATTTGAACATATTCACCCACCACCGCACCGAGTTCGACGCGACCATGATGGCTTCGATCTCGACCGTCAGTTGCTCCGCGTTCATCGCGGCTGGCGTGCCCAGGGAAAACGACGTGCCGACATAGACGTTGACCGACTTATTGTTGCCGTTCGCGGCCATCGAGAAGATGCCGCGGAAGTAAAACCCGCGTTTCGGTTGCAGCGTGTTGCCTTTGACCGTGAACGATACCGCCGTCGTTTCGGTGGTGTTCGCGCCGGTCGCGACTTCATCCGTCTTGATTTGGCCGCCGAAGGCGCCGATGAGGTCATTGTCGCTGGTGATCATCGCCAGGAACGCGCCAAGCTGGTTCCCGAAAATGGTGTTTTGTCCGAGCGATCCGTTCGTGGTGGTGATCGCGGGCACCACGGTCGTATCTTCATTGACCAGCACGTTGTTCGCGATGACGTTCCGACCAGCGCCGGTCGACTGCACGTAGATCAGGCCGCCGACGTTGGTCGCGCCGGGGGCGCTGATGTTGTTGCCGGTGACGATATTCCACGCGCAGCGGAACAGGAGAATGCCACCCTGCACGCACTTAGAAATCGAGTTCCCGCTGACGACGTTGTACAGATCGACTTCGGCGGCCGCCGAGGGAGCGATCGAGATGCCGACACCGGAGCACCCACGGATGACGTTGTTCGACACGACGTTGTGATGACAGAAATTCGTTTCGAACCCACCAAGCTGAATGCCATGTTCGCCCAGGTCGCTGCCGCTGCCGGTGAACGAGATCGTGTTCCCGGTGATCGACATGAACGCGGAGTCTTGGTCGTAGACGCCGAACAGGTTCGTATCGCTGATGTTGTTGCCCTGCACGATGCCGAAGTTCGACGACTGCCCGTAGCGCACGCCGCGGCCGAGCGCGACCGTGGTGTTGCGGCCGTTGACGCGGTTGCCCTCGAAGCGGCAGTACGGCGAGCTCGCGAACGTGCAGCCGAACTGGCACATGCTGATGTCGTTGCCCTGCACGAGCAGCCCGGTCGCCGTCTGGTTCTCGATGCCGCTGCCGGCGACCGTGACGGCGTGCAGGAACGTGTTCCGCAGGATGTTGCCGTTGTAGGTCTGCCGCGTCGTGATGATCGGACCCGTGCTGCCGTCGAGCACGCAGTTCTCGACCAGCGGCGAGTCGCAGCGCGAGAGTAGGAGCAACGTCAGTTTATTCGTGGGCGCCGTCGACGCGCACGTCAGCGAGACATCATGGAATTCGATGCCCTCGAGCATCGACCCGGCGGGGTACAGCCGCACGTTCGCCGCTGAGGCGATGAGGAACGGGCAGGGCACCGCATCTTCGAGCGTCAGATCGTTGCCGGCGATGCTCTTGATCTTCGTGACCAGCGTGCCGCCGTTGGTCTGCGAGTCGTCGAGGAACGCCCAATCGCCGACGTTCGCCAGCGCCCCGTTCGCGACCGTCACCGTCCGATCGCCGATCGCCCCGTCCACCGTCAACGACGTCTGTACCGCCGAAACGGTCGAGTCGATGTCGAAGCCGCGCGTCGCGGTGTCATCCCACACCAGCACCGCGCCCGGCTTCGACTGGCCCTGCACGCGGAGCGGGGGGCCATCGTGATAGGTCAGGGCGCCGATGATCCGATACGTCCCGTTCGGGATATAGAGCGTCCCCGGGTTGCCGCTGGCCTTGATGGCGTCGAGCGCCGCTTGGAACGCGGCCGCGTCGTTCGTGGTGCCGTTGCCGACCGCGCCGAAATCGACGACGTTGTACTGCGACGCGGAGTCGATGCCGCTGTTGCCGACGTTCGGCTGCGACCACAGCACGTTGTCGTCTTCGTCCTTTAGGATGACGTCGTACTGCACGCCGAACGCGAGGTAGATCGGCCCGAACAGGCCCGCCGAGTCCGCGACCACCGGCCAGGTGTTCTCATGGATGGTCGCCAGGTCAGCGTTCGACCAAGTGGTCGCATGGGTCGAGGTGCCGGCGTCGTAGAACTCATATTTCGCGCCGGGCGCGACAATGCCGAGCGGCGTGAAGACGCGCTGGCGAGCGACCGGAGCGACAAGGGCAGTGGTCATGACTTCGAGCAGCCAATCAGGTTGATGTACGCGGCCCGATTGTCGAACTGCGTGCCGGTGAACGTCGGCGCGGCCACGCTGCCGGTGAGGACCGCCGCCGAGCCGGTGAACGTCTCGGCCGGCACCGTGCCGCTCGATCCGGTGAACGTGTGCGTATGGGTTGCCAGCGCCGAGCCAGTGAACGTCTGCGCGGTCACGCTGAGGTTGGGCGCGGTGGCCTTACACGCATTCGTCGCGCCGGTGCCGATCGCAACGTTCGTCGCGGCGCAGTTGCCGGTGGTCGCACTCGTCGAGTTGGTGCCCGCGGGGGTGCCGGCGGTGATCGCCGCGTTGGTGCCGGCCGGCGTGAACGCGGCCGTGCCGTTCGTTCCCGCAGGCGTATAGCTATTCATCGTCAGCGCGGGCGCACCGTTCGTGCCAGCCGGCGTGATGGTGTCGGAGCCGCCGGTGCCGCCGACGTTCCCGTTCGCCGCGACCGTGCCGCGCACCATGCGCCCATCAAGGCCCGCCACCTCGCTATAGCCGCTTGGGCATGTGCCGCTCGCGACGAAGATGATCGCGCCCGTCGGCACGCCAGCGGCCGAGGCCCAGCCGAGTTGCGACCAGGTATTCGTGGCCGTGCACAGCCAGAGCGAGGGCGCGGTGGCGACCTGCACATAAATGCTCGCCGTTGAGCAGTTGATCACAGGCGCGGCGGTGCCATAGATGACGGGCTGGAAGCCGGACATCGACCAAGGCGGTTGTGCGCGCAGCACCGCCGCGAGCATCAGGAAGCCGCAGAACGCCGCAAGCACCTTAGAAGTAGGGAACATAGCGCACTTGGAATTCCTTCAGCGTGATCGCACTCGCGACGGGCGTGCCATCCGTATTCCGCGCTTCGCACGCGATGTTCTGAGCATCGGTGATGGTGAGCGCTGTTGAATTCGTCCAAACATCATTCTGATAGCTGGTCCCGACAAGGCTCTCAGCCCAATAATTAAAACTCGTCGAGCTGACCCGCTTGATGTAGATCCGAGAATGAATGTTCACCGAAGCCGATGCCGTCGAATGCGACGCGAGATTGATCCCGCCGGTAAATCCGACCGTGTTGCCAGTCCATGACGTGAAGCCATAATTGCAAAGGTACGCTCGTGAATCAGTCGCCTCCGAGCTTTGGAGGTAGACCATATCCACTTCGAGCATGTCACCGTTGTTGATGAGCGTGTTCGAGGGGATGCTGTAGGTTGAAGACTTGACGTAGTTGTTGTCGGCCGCGGTGCTGGTGCTGATGGACTCGGAGAACAGGACGCCGCCCGTATGGTACGTCTGCGTGCCGGTGCCCGCCGTCAGGAGCGGGTTGCCGCTATAGGCGGGTGCAGTCGATGTTCCGGCCGAGGCGAGCACCTGCCCAACCGCGACGGCCGCCCTGACGCCAACAGTGTTCGCCGAGGTCGCCATCAGCAGGTCGCCGGTCGTGGCCGCATTCGGCAACACCAGCGTCGACCAGAGCGGCGCGACCCCGACCCCGCCCGACCGCAGGTAGCTGCCAGCTGCGACGTCTGCGAGGCCGCTGATGACGTTCGCCGCGCTGGCATAGAGCAGGTCGCCGGTCGCGAACGAGCCGAACGACGGGAAGGCTCGAGACGAGCTCGAGGCTGACCCGCGCGTCAGGGTGAGGTTCGCCGCGCCCGACGTGACGACGGTGCCGACGACGCGCAGCGCCACGATGCCCGGGTTCGTGAAGGCGTACTGCCCGGTGGTGGTCGTCGTGGCCGCCTGCACGCCGGTCGACACCTTGGTCGCCAGGATGTCGAAGAAGGTATTCCCGTCGGCCGAGCCGCGGAACGTTAGCGTCACCGTGGTCAGCGTGCCCGTCACCTGCACCGTGAACGAGGGCGCCCCGTTCGGCAGTTGCCATTGCGCGCAGGCGCCCGCGACCGAGCACTGGGTACCGGAGTCGACCACTGAGATCGTCTGCGAGGGCGGAATGACTTGCGCGGCCGCCAGTCGAGGCACCAGCAGCGCGAGGATGAGCAGGATCTTTTTCATGTCAGTAGTTTCCGGTTTCGATGTTGTAGCCGCCGCCGGGCGCGTTCACGAAGTCGTTCGCCATGTCGTACATCTTCAGGTTGTTCCGGGTGATGACCTTGAAGCTGTGAAGCTGCGCCTGGATCATGCCTTCGGTCAGCTCCGCGCCCCACGGTGTCGACAGGTCAATGACGAGCTGGTCGTGAATCGCCTTGTCGTAGCCGACCGGCACTTGGTAGATCGTCGTCAGGTCCGCGAAGTTCGTCAGCGCCTTCCGCATGTAGAGCACGAGGTCGTTGACCACCGTGTTCGGCACCGGCCAGAGGTTGACCGTGCCGAAACCCGATGTCACAAATGTCGGGTTGTAGTACACCCCGGTGAACATCGAGTTCGGCATTTCCTTAATCGAAATCGCCTGATACGCGCTGTCGGTGAGCACGTCGCGCGGCACTTCGACGCGCGGCGCCCCCGCGTTGCTAGGCAGGAGAATGCCGGCGCCGTATAGCGCCGCCTGGTTCGGCGGGGCTTCCGTGTTCAGGTTCGCCCCTGAGCCGATGGTGTAGGGATTCGACGGCCCGCCCTTGCCGACCGTCAGCGTGAATGTTTCACGTGAAACACATGGGACGGTGAACGACTGCTGCGCCCACAGTCCCATGAGCATGTTCAGGTACATCAGCGCAAGGTTCGACTGGTCCGGCGGAATCGACTGCGCCGGCTGAAAGACGTTCAGGGTCGTGAACGCCAGTCGAATGAGTCCTTGCGCCGTGACCTGCACGCACGTCTCTTACGAGGCGTTGACCATCTCGCCGCCGGCGGACGCGGACGGAGCGGCCGCGTCGAGATAGCTGTTCGCGAGGAAGTTCGTATCCCCGAGAATGGTGATCCCGACCATCGCGTGATTCTTGAACGCGATGAGCCCCCCGGGCGCCGAGTTGGTGAAGCTGCCGAGCACCGCCATGCTCGCCCCGCCGCCCGATTTGATGGCGTTCAGGAACGAGCAATCTTCGAACAGATTGAAGCGGTCGCAGCACGCCGCGCCGGTGCCGAGGATGGCGAGCGGCGAGGTCGCCGAGCACCAGAATGGGAAGACGCAGCGCCGGAAGATGTTCCGCACCGCGTCGCCGGTGAACTCGACGGTGGCATTCGCGCCGGTGCGCTTCGTGCCGGTGTCGACGCCGAACGTGCAGTCTTCGAACAGGTTCTCGCCGGCGCCCGCCCCGCCGATGACGATCGTCCGCGAGCCGGCGTCGACCGCCGAGGCCGCGTCACCCATCCCGACAATGTGGCACTTCTTGAAGAAGTTCCGCGAGCCGGTCAGCACCATGCAAATCTGCGCGGTGGTGCCGGTGTCGAAGCCGTGGAACCACTGAATGTTCTGGAACACGCACCCGCTGCCGCTGATGGTGAAGAACGGCGTGAACGCGGTGGTCGAGCCGGTCGGCGCGATGCGGGCCCGCTGCGAAAGCATCACCGGCGAGCAGACGCCGAGCAGGTGCGTCGCGTTCTTCGACCAGGTGAACGAGGCGTTCACCCGCGCGGTGGCGCCGGTGCCCCCGTTGCCGACCAGGACCACGACGTCGTTGTTGCCCGACACGCAGGCGTTGTACGCCGCGAGCAGCGTCGAGTACGGTTTCGCCTCGCTGCCGTCCTGATTGGCGACCGCGACGGTGGTATCCGGCTGACAGAAAAAGACGTTGCCGACCTGCAACAGCCCGCCGAATAGCGCGTTGAAATTGGCGTTGATCGCGTCTTTGGTGGCTGAGGTGAAGGCGCCGACGCTCGAAATAATCTGCTGAGACACTGGAAACTCCTTCTGGCCCGCCCGCACGACCGCGGTGAGGCCGCTGGATATGGGGCGCACCTAGAAATTAGCGTTTCCCCCTATTTTTCCGGTCAATACGCACCGACTTGAGTTACGATGCGGCGTGCCGAAATTCATCGATCTAACTGGTCGTCGATTCCGTCGTCTACTTGTCGTCTCCTACGCTGGCGGTCCTCGCGGAAAGTGGCTGTGTCGCTGCGACTGTGGTACCGAGAAGCCCATCGCCGGCGGTCATCTTCGTTCCGGTGCGACGGTTTCCTGCGGGTGTCAGGTGCCCGACAACTGCCGTGAGAAGAATCGCACCCACGGTCAGTCGAGAACCCCGACGAACATCTCTTGGCTGATGGCGAAAAACCGTTGCTTCAACCATCGGACGCCTCGATACAAAGACTACGGCGGTCGCGGCGTCACGATGTGCCAACGATGGAAAGACTCGTTCGCCGCCTTCCTCGCCGACATGGGGCCAAGGCCAATCGGCACCACGCTCGACCGCTGGCCTAACAACGACGGCCACTACGAACCCGGCAATTGCCGGTGGGCCACCGTCACCGAGCAAAACCGCAACAGACGCTAGTTGTTGTGGAGCGCGTCGGGCGATTCCGGTGCGTCGGCGGCGGCCTGCTTTTCGGCGTCAGCCTTGTCGCTGGCTTCGGCCGCTTCCGCCGCGTCGAGCGCCTCGGATGCGTCCATCGCGTCCTGCGCATCTTCCGCTTCGATGTCTGACTTTTTCCTGGTCATCAGATCCCGTCATCGGCCGGCGCCGACGCCTTCTGCCGCTGCGTGGCCTTCTGCCGGGCCAGCGTGTCGTCGGACGCCGGTACCGGGCGGTTGATCGGCGTCTCAGGAACGGCCGGCAGGTGTTCGGTGCCGTGCACCGCTTCGGCGCGCATGACTTCCTCGCGCGCCTTCTCGCCGAGCCGCTTCACGACGTCGTAGCTGCGTTCCGCCGAGAGCTTCGCGTGCTCGAGCTGCTCCGCTTCCTTGCCCTCGACCGCTTCCTTGGCCGAGCGGAAGAAGCCGCGCGAGAGCATGTTCTGTTCTTCCCGTTCGCTCTCGACCTTGACCCGTTCAGTGATGCCGAGCGGGCCGTGCTCGATGCGATCGGCCTTGTAGAGCATGGCAGGGAAGCGTCGAAATTCGTACGGACGTCCCGGGGGTCCGGCCTGGGTGTGGTGGGCTTCCCACTTCACCTTTTCTTTGCCGTACTCCGAGTCGGGCGTGATGATGATCGACATAGCTTCCCTGCTGCCTTTCCGTCGCTGATGCGACGCCGCGTGGTTTACGAAACGGTGACGCCGACCGCGGAAATCACATTCCACAGGCCGTTGGCCGACTCGAGCACGATGGACGCACCGATGTACGCCGCCCACGTCAGCGTCGTGTGTGGCGAGCCCGACACGCCATCGGCGATCAGCGAGGTCGCGGTGATGACGTGCGCCGCGGCCGTTTCACTGGTGATGGTCAGCCGCACCCCGTCCTTGGCCTTCGACGGCGCACCGAGCGTGGTGGTCGCGAGTGCGGACGCCTTCGTCAGCAGGAGGGTGGTGTTCTTGATCGGCACGGCAATCGTGCCGTTCTGGCCGCACGTCACGATGTCGTCGGTGTACGGCGGCCGATCGTCGACCGCGCCGACCGGGACGGTCCCGAAGTCCTGCGCGTTCGCCGAGGTGGTCAGCGGCGCCAGCGTGTCGTGCGCGACGGCGACCGTGCCGTTGTAGCCGCGCATGAGCACGTTGATCACGCCGGATGCGACCACCTGGTCGAGCAGCATGTACTCGCCATCGATCTGGATGAGCTGCCGGCTGCCGAGCACGCCGACGGCGGGAAAGCCCGACGACGTGCTGGTGACGCTGATGTTCTTCGTCTGCGTCGCGGTCATCGCCGCCGCGAGCGAGGTAGTGGTGAGGGCCATGATTACGATTTCCCCTGCGCCCGCAGCGCGAAGTACGGCAACACCGGCGCCACGCCGACGATCATGTCGACGCGCGACGGCATCTGGTCCGTCTGGATGTTGTACTGCTCGACCCACCGCATCGAGAGCTTGGCGTCGGCGTCGTTCTTGCGCGCCGCGACCGCACCCGCGAGCTTGACCGGCAGATCCGCGATGACGAACGCGAACGCCGCCGGGTTGAAGATGAGCCCCTGCTTCGACGTCACCGCCGTCATGGTCGCGTTGACCGCGCCGGTCGCGCCGACGAAGTTCAGCGCGGCATTGTCCGCGGGCGACGCCGTGACCGTCTGAAGCTGGCCGCTCGTGATGATCGCCGGCGAGATGGTCAGCGTCGCGGTGCTCGATCCGGCCAAGTCGGCTTGGATCGAGAACTGCTGAAGCAGTCCCGAATCGTCGTATGACAGCGGGTTCACGCCGTTCACGCCATCGATCGTGAAGATGTCGCCGGCCTTGAACGAATACGTGCCCAGGCCGTCGATCGAGAGCGTCGAACCCGTCTGCCCGGCGCCGACGATGGCCGGCGAGCTCGAGTTGAACGAGCCCTGCGTGTGGGTCGGCATGTTCGGGTCGTAGAACCAGTCGTCGACCCCAAGCGCGGCCGCGGAGAACTGGCCGGTCGAGAAGTACTCCTGATACTGCTTGCCGAACAGCGCGAAGTTCGCCGCGAGCAGCTTGCTTTGCGCGGTCGGGGTGATGACGGCGCAGAGTTCTTCGGGAACCCCGTACTGCCGCATGATGGCGACACCATCGGTGTACGTCTCATCCGACGTGATGTTCGTGCCGGGGACGCCGATCGAGAAGTACACCGACTGGTACACCTCGCGGCCGGCCTGCACGTCGGCCTTGTTCGCCAGCGCCACCGCGGACGCCTTGGTGTACCGCTGCACTTCCTCGACGACGAGCGCGTCGTCGGCCGATGACCAGCCGCACCCCACCTGGTACTGGTGGTTCAGCGAAATGGGCACCGTCTGGTTGATGATCGGCTGCTGCTGAAGGGCCTGGCCTTCGTTCACGACCATGCGGGGCGGGAGCCGCGCCTGCACCGTGAAACCGATCTGGGCGCCCTTGGGCTTGTTCTCCCACTGGTTGTCCCACGATCGATCGAAGCGACCGACCAGCTTGATGCTGTTTTTCCAGTTGACGGCGGTATCCGTCGTCACCCAGGCCGGAGTGATAAACGTATTCATCGAACGGACCTATCCCGTCGACGATAGAGAAACTTAGCGGCGCTTTTTGCTGTAGTACGCTTCGTGTTCCGCGATCGAAGCGTCTTCGCCGGGTGGTTCGTCCATCGCGACGTTCATTGGTCCTGTCCGCACCGGAGTCGGCGGGCGAGGAAGCCGGGTAGCTGCTGTGGCGGGCGCGGACGCTCCGGTCGTGCCGTCCGGCGAGGCCCCTGGTGCGAGTCGTCGCGCAAGCGACGTGAGAGCTTCGAGCTGCGGGTACGATCCCGTTGCCGGGTCGAACAGGCTCAACGCCATAATGGAGTCGAGCTCCGCAGGGTTCTTTTGCAGATGATACAACACGTCGAGCCCGGGTTCGGCTTCGATGATGTAGTTGTCGATCATGCTGCCTTGTGGGATCCGCGTCGGCGCGTAGGCGACCCGTTCGAAGTCGCCGTACTTCGCCTTCGCGCCGACCTCGCGACGCGCCCAGGATGTCGCCAGCCGGGTTTTCTCGGCGGCAATCGTCGTGGCAGCGTGGGCGTCAGCGGCGCGGGCGTTCGCCTCGCGGATTTCCTGGCGGGCTTCCCACCGCGCTTGGTCCTTGACGTAGTTTTTTTCCGGCGCGTCGACGTAATCGGCCGGGTT